CAGACTGCGACTTCAATGACATATACATAGCACCAGACTTTGCAACGGGCGCAGTATTGCTAAATGAAGACGAAGTTAAAGAGTCAATGAAGAAGGGTAATGGATTTGCTTGTAAGTTGCGCAGCGTTGTAGATTATGACAAGAAAGAGAATTGCTTTGTAGTAACCGAAATACCATATTCAGTTTATACGAATACAATCTGCGGCGAGTTAGAAGAAATCATCAATAGTGAGGAAAATCCGGGCGTTGATCGCTTTAATGACCTCACGGGTAAAACCCCACTTATCAAAATCTATCTCACCAAAAAAGCAAACCCAAACAAAGTATTAAAATATCTCTTTAAAAACACCTCACTCCAATCCCACTACTCCATAAACTTCACCATGTTAGACAAAGGACGTTTCCCAAAAGTCTTCACATGGAAAGAAATGTTACAGGCTCACATCGACCATGAAAAAGAAGTTTATAGACGTGGATTTGAATATGACCTGAAGAAAATTGAAGACCGTCTTCACATCATAGAAGGATTGTTAATCTGCCTCGCCAATATCGACGAGGTCGTCCATACAATTAAAACGTCGGAGTCATCGTCGAAGGCGCGCGAGCGTCTGATGAGCGAATACATCCTCGATGATGCGCAAGCTAAGGCAATCCTCGATATGAAACTTTCTCGCCTCGCGCATCTCGAAGTAGAAAAGCTAAAATCTGAAAAGTCAAAACTTGAAAATGAACGAAATTTCATATATAATATAATTAACAATGAAGAGTTATTTAATAATGAACTCGTCAAAGGGTGGCGAGAAGTCGCGTCCAAATATGGCGACGCCCGCCGTACTCAAATTCTGAATATCTCAAAGGACGATGAAGAACCTACCGAAAGGCAGGAACTTCTTATTAATTTGTCTAATCAGAATAACATCTATGTTACTACCACTTCAACCCTGTATACACAGCGGCGCGGTGGTGTAGGCAACAAGTTCAAAATGAGTAAAGGAGAATATGTTATAGCTACAGCATCCGGCTCTAATCTTGACACACTTCTTCTTTTCTCAAATTATGGAAACTGCTTCCATATAACTCCTTCAGAACTTTCATTTGAAACTGTAATTCCAATTGAAAGTTTGATCGAACTTAGCGCGAAGGAACATATTGAAAACCTCGTATTTCTAAACAAAAAGAACCAAACTGAACACATAATCTTTTTCACTAAAAAAGGTATTTTAAAGAAAAGTAGGCTTTCAGAGTATAACATCAAACGCAAGGGTGGTGTTAAGGCTCTAAATCTAGATAACGACGATGAAATTGTGTCAATTCTTTTTGTCAACGAAGAACGGGTTGGAATGATGACTTCGCGCGGCCAGTTCGTAGTTTGTGAAACAAAGGATGTGCGTCCAATTGGACGTGCAGCAAGGGGAGTTAAGGGTATCACCCTTAACGAAAATGATGTTCTTGTATCTGCCAAAGTAATACCGCCGCAGACAAAAGAATATCTAAGCGTAAGTGAAAAAGGTTATATAAAACGAACTACGGCGAAGGACTTCACGGTAACTGGAAGAGCAACAAAAGGTAGCAAAATCCATCAACTTAAAGATGTTGATGATAAGTTAATCGCATTCACACCAATAACCAATGAACAAGAAACAATAGTAGTATCCTCAAACGCTCAAATTAAAATTAACTTAAACGAAATAAATCTACTTTCAAAAGGCGCACAAGGAACTAAATCAATGAAACTTTCCAATGCAAAGATAATTGGTCTATTAGTTGTGTAGAGAGATATCCAAAATTTGATTTTTATTAAATTTTATAGTATAATATTTATAGAAAGTTGAGAATAACTTTCGCAAACACACATTTATCAAACTTATTTAAAACAAGGAGAATTAAAATTATGAAACTGACAGAGAAGTCCAACGAAGTATTTGAGTATGTAAAGAACAACGGCGGAAAGGTTTCCATTCCTGAGCTTGCACAGGCACTGGACAGAACAGAGCGTTCGGTAGGCGCTAATGTAACTGACCTCACAAAGAAAGGTCTCGCAATCAGAGAGAAGGTTGAGGTTGAGGGAGCTGATAAGCCGATTACCTACGTAGTTCTGACAGACGAAGGAAAGACATTTGTTCCTAGCGAGGACGAGGAGTAATTAAATAGGAGGGTTGTAAAACCCTCCCTTATTTATTCTTTAAAATGAGGTAGAATCAATGGCTTATGTATATAAAATTACTAATGATATTAATAATAATATATATGTAGGTGCAACTGTTACATCTATTGCTGATAGATTCAGTAAGCATGTTTGGGAAGCTTTTAATACTCATGACGAGTATGCTTTACATAAAGCAATGCGTAAATATGGTAAAGAACATTTTACAATTTCTATAATTGAAGAATGTTCTATAAATGATGTTTTTACGCGTGAAAAGTATTGGATTGCAACATTAAATAGTTATATTAATGGCTATAATGAAACTCGTGGTGGAGAAGGTAATCCGAAATATGATTATGAATTAATTTATCAAAAGTTTAAATCTGGTATGAATCAAAAAGAAATTGCCTTAGAGTTAAATTGTGATAAACATACAATAACAAGAGCACTAAAAAGTTTTGGTGTGCCAGAAGAAGAAACCATAAAAGGTAAATATGGTAATAGTAGAAAAGCAGTTTTAAAAATTGATATAAATACTAATGTAATTTTAAAAGAATTTTCCTCTATGACTGAGGCGGCAAAACATGAAAATTGTTCTGTTGCTTCAATTTCAAGAATATGTAATAATAAACAAAACTTAAATAAAAACTATACTTATATAAAATTAGGAGATTATCAATGTTAAGACAAGCAGAAAATAGAGCGAAGATAGAGGGAATCCTCGCAGAAATTGACATTAAGCCAGGTTCGTTCATGAAGAACGGTCAGATGGTTGATTCCATCGGTGGCTCAATTATCGTTAAAGTAACACAGAAAATTAGTGGCGAAGAGAAAGAACTGGCAATTCCAGTTCATATGTTTGCTTCAAAGCTGACCAACAAAGGTACACCTAATCCAGCTTATGAGTCAATCAAGAAGATTGCCGACGAATATATAAGTATCGCCGCATCAGAAACTGGTGAAGATGGTGCAGATAGAATCCGCATCACTAATGCGAACGTTCGTATGAATGAGTATTATAGTCAGGACGGCAGACTCGTCTCATTCCCAAGAGTTAATGCATCATTCGTTCAGAAAATTGCAAAGTCTGATTGCAAGCCAGAAGCAACATTCACAGCAGAGTTTGTTGTCGGTGCAAAGAACGATGAAATTGGCATGAATGGTGAACCAACTGGTAGATATAGAATTGACGCAATCGTGCCGCAGTATGGCGGAAAGGTTGATGTTGTTCCTATGTATGCACAGAGTCAGGGTGTCATCAGTGCGGTATCGCAGTATTGGGAAGTTGGCGACACAGTAAAGGCAAACGGAAGACTTGATTTCTCTGCAACAACAGAGACAATTATAGAGGAAGTTGACTTTGGTGAGCCAATTGAGAAGACAAGAACTATCAATAGAAGCGACCTCATTATTACAGGTGGTTCGCAGGAGCCGCTTGAGGGAGATTTCGCATTTGATTATAGTGAGATTCAGAGCGCACTTGCTGATAGAAAGATTAGACTTGAAAAGCAGAAGGATAAGGATATGTCTAGAGCAGCATCTAGACAGACTCCGCCGCAGAATGCGAAGAACGGATTCGCTGACCTTGGATTTTAATGGAGGTAGGCTTCAATGATTGATATTTTAACCATTGAGCCTACGGTTATTTCTAGAGATTTGAAAGGTAAGTACTTACTGTTATATGGTAAGCCGAAAACGGGAAAGACCACTATGGCTTCCCGTTTTCCTAAAAATCTGTTAATCGCTTTTGAAAAGGGTTATAACGCCATTGACGGAATTAAGGCTGTTGACATCAACAAGTGGTCAGAGTTCCGTCAAGTGTTGAGACAGTTAGAAAAGCCAGAAGCTCAAGCCATGTATGATACCATCACTATTGACACAACAACAATTGCATATGAAATGTGTGAGCAGTTTGTATGTAGTCAGAATGGAGTTCAGTCAATTCGTGATATACCTTGGGGACAAGGTTGGAATCTCGTCAAGAAGGAGTTTGAGACCTGTTTAAGAAAGATAACAATGCTTAACTATGGTCTTGTTCTTATTTCACACATTGAGATGAGAAAAGAAAAGACTGCAGATGACACTGAGATTGAAATACTCGCGCCATCAATGCCAAAGCGTTGTTACGAAGTAGTCAATCAAATTGTTGATATTATTGGCTATATAGCTACTGAATGGGATGAGGATGGTAATAGTCAGAGATGGTTATATACTAGACAGACACCTACTGTAATGGCAGGAAGTCGTTTCCCATATCTTGCGCCGAAGATTAAGCTAGGCTATGACGAACTCGTCGCGGCCATTAACGAAGCTATTGATAAGCAGCGTGATATTGATGGTGCAACAGTGGTTGATAAACTGGAAAAGAAAACACAAGAAGAAATGAGCTTTGCCGAGATACGTGACGAAGCCTCAAAGATTTGGGCGAAGTTAGTCACGGCAGACCCAGCCAACGCAGAAAAGATTCTGAAAAAGGTTGAGATGATATTTGGTAGAAAGCTTAAGTTAAGTGAGATTACCGAAGACCAGAAAGAACCATTCTTCTTAGTGCTTCTTGAAATGAGAGAAATGGTAAAATAATTTAGAAGGCATATCCGAAAGGGTATGCTTTTTAAATTTGACTTATTTACATTTTTATGATATAATATAATTAGGAGAATATATGGAAAGGAGTTTCTAATGGCAGAATGTAGGTTATGTAAAGGAAAAATAGATAAAACTGCTGATGACTGGATAATGCCATCAAAGAACTATTATTACCATAGAGAATGTTATAATAATTGGAAGAAAGCAGAAATAGTTGATGATGAGGATTATGTAGAGTTAATCTATGACTATATCGCGCGAGAATTAAAAGTATCCTACGATTGGTGGGTATGTGAGGCTCAAAGAAAAAAGTTCATAAAGGATAATAGGATGACCAATAAGGGCATCCTGTTTGCGTTAAAATATTTTTATGAAGTAAAACATGGCGATTGGGAAA